TCATAAACAAATCCCCACGATGAAATCCATCGACAACTAATCCCCTTGTGCCACAAGGGTTTGCGGGTTTCTGAAGCGTGATTTTGGAGCATTTTACACCTAATTTACACCATTTGCTTATGAGCCCACAATAACGACCTCTGAAAAGACACTTTTGCAGACACGCAAGGGTGTTTTTTCTTTTGCTTTACCCCACATTTTACCCCCGTCTCAAACATGGGACGGAATACATATTCCGTCTGTTTATAAGAATGCTGCTGACGGTCAGCAACACTGTTATAAGCATACAGAAACCCACATAGAAGCTCACAGGAACGCCACCAAGCAGATTAAATTACTAAGACGACCTCTTGTTCACCGCGAAAAAGAATCCCCCAGAAACGCTTAAAATGGCGCTCTGAGGGAGTATATGTTGATAAGGCGGATTCGGTTATGTACTGGGTCTGCCTTATTTTTTTGCGCAAAAAAAGCAGACTATTCAGAAATAATAAGCCTGCTTTTTATAAATGCAACTTCATTATTGTACATATAAAGGGTGAATCATTTGTACATTATAAAGGTCATCAGAATCTTCTTTGACGAGAACTTTTATAACATACGCACCTTTACTATCCAAAGTGATGGTATCGACATTAACAATTTCAATATGTTCCTTGTAATCAAAACAAGCATGGTGAGTAGATACCTTGTTAGATAAATCAACGCTGAAATCTTTCAAATCATAAGACAACTGTTTTGATGGCTCTGCATCCAATTTCGTCAATCTGATTTTGAAATCCAATTTCTTATCGGAATCTAACGGGTTGTTAGAATTATTTCCATCTCTTGTTCCTCTAATGTTTACGAAAGTAACGATGTTGAATCCACCGATGATAAATTTATCATTTCTCTCCTTTGATTTTACTGACTCCAACATTGATGTGAAAGTCATGCGACCCAAATTCAAAAAGTTATTGTTAATGTCGTCAAAGCAACAAACATTAACATTTACATATTTCATACACATATTCTTACCCCAAGTAATTAAAAACTATATGGTTATCTTAAACTATTCTCATTAACATCGTTTTCACGTATTCCCGCTGTGGTTATTTTAGCATATGAAGTGTTAATATTCATATTACGTGAATGAATCTGAGCAGTATCTCTATTGGACTGAATTGTTAAAATCAATGCCCAAACACCTACCGCCAACGAAAGAATGCCGGTCACTAATTGAATCACTGTGACTACAATGGTTGCGATAGTATTGTTTCCTTGACAGTATAACACTATGCACCATATAACAAGTAAAAAAGTTACAACCAAAACAATCCCAAAAGCAATTATTCCAGCTATACGAAAAATCTGATAAATGGTCTTTTCAACTGCTTTTAGGTTATTCTCCCGATTCTTTTGGCGTATTTCCAATAATTGTTCTTTTACTGTTTCTTCATTTATTTTTTGTTTAATATCTGAGGTCTTATCGGGCGCACTCCTTGAATGAGGAGCTTTATTGGTGTTCTTCTTTTTGTTCCGAGAATGTCCCATCTCAACCACACCATCCTTCAATACATACTTTATCACATAGTCAAGGTATGGTTTCGACAGTGCTGGATTATTACAGTATATGCTGTGAAAACCAAAAATGACCTATGTTGCTTTAACATAGGTCTCTTGATAGTCACATAATTACCTCGATAGGATTTATGGAAACCTATTGTCTTTGGCAACGTGTATATTATATCACAAAAGAGGTATAATGTCAATAATTTTTCTGAAAATTCTTTGAAAATCCCCTTGACAAAAACGATGATATGTGATATAATAGTCAAGCTGTACATAAGGTCATTGACGGTTACCAGTTGTGGTAATCGTTTTTTTATGAAAATAAAGCAAGCGAGCTATCTTACGATTTTGTAAGATACTCGCCTTTTTCGTTGTCACAAAAGTAAATCGAGACATTTTCTTTCAGCTTACGCCTACGTCAGTCGGTGGGAACTGTCTCAAACCCTATCAAAGCTCCATGAACAACCGAAACTGACCCGGCTGTACACTTCATCACTGCGGCAACAGTCTTGCTGTTACCTGTTAATATTATACCCTATTCCATGAAAATAGTCAAGGAAAAGTTAGGCAGCTCGGTGGAACTGCCATTTTTTGTTTCTGAAATTTTACACCCACAAAATATCAGATTGTTTTTTGATTTTCTGTTACCTCGTGTAACCACGAACATCCTCGATAAACGTGTGATTACGCAGATGCTCCTCATACGACTCCTTGATGATTTGATAATTGATATCGACTTCACCGTTCGTCAGCTCACGTTCTTTGAGGAATTTTTCATACTTGTCGTACACCTTGAAGATTCTATTGAACTCTTCTCGGGAGACCATTGTGTTTTTGTTTTCAACTTTTGTCGCAAAGTCGATGATACGGTCACGGCTGTTTTGAACAAATATCTCTTCCAGCACCTTAACAACATCAGCGAATTTCTCACCCATCTCCTCGATGAACCTATCGTAGGTGACTGCCCTGTTGTTTACCCACTGCATCCAACTGTCGCGCTTTGCAATGTTGTCTGCGGAATAATGACCGTTTACATCTTCCAGAAGAATCTTCACAGCTTTCAAAGTTTCAGCCGCTTCGATTTTTTCCTGCTTTTTCTGTTTGAAGTATTTTCTGACGTTCATGATTGCCGGTACAGCTTTTCCCTTGAAGTCAAGGATACCGCCGATAATTTGAATCACCAGAAATACGCCAACGATAATGCCGCCAACTGTGGCGGGCAGTTTTAAGTATTCAATGAAACTAACCATAGGGCTTACTCACCCGCTTTCTGGGCGGGCGGGTTGACTACCTTAGTCATAGAGCAAAGACTATCAATCAGCTTGCTGACAACAGCAAGGTCGATGTCATAGTTGACTGTATCGGCAGATGCTTCAACCATAGCAAGAACCCATTCTTTACGTTCAGCGCCGGTTTCAAATTTCGTTTCGGCAATTTCCATATAGTCCATGACCATGTCAAGCAGAGCGTTCCAGTTCTTTTCCTTCACCGCTTTCTTAACATACTCAACAAGTTTGATGACCAGAGGAATAGCCGTTGCCAAACCAGCAAGGATTGATACAGCAAGTTCCAACCACTCCATATACGTTACCTCCTAAAAGTTATATTGCGGGGCTCTCATCGCTGCCGTTTTTATCGACTTGGGAGAACCCGTTAGCTTTCGCTGTCTCAAAAGTGATACCGCCTTCTTTATGGTCAGACTTCGCCATATTCAAATAGAATGAGCACACAACACCATGCGCTGTCCACGGCAGTCCAACCATAGCTGAGAGCCACGGTAAGGAACCAAGATAGCCCTTATAAATGCAAAGAGCGGCGAGCGCCAGCCCACCGATTGTTACGACCCATAAGAGCCACCTGATATCAGCAATCAGTTTCTGAGAATAATCCAATCGCTTTCCTTTTTTACCACTTTTGGACACACATTTTTGTGTACCCATCTTCTTCATTACGCTTTACCCATAATCTGGGCGAAACGATAGAGGACGGTTATAAACTGTTCTCTCGTGAGAATGTCCGCCCACATACAGTTCGGTTCGCCATCAACGGTAGAACCGTTGCCGTTAATCAAACCGTTACTGATAGCCCATGCGCGAGCTGCTTCGCTCCACTGACCTGCGTCATTGTCCTGAAGCTCTTTACGCATTTCGAGCCACATTTCTTTGAATTTAGCCGCATCCATATCATCGTCCTCCGTTTCCAAGATTTCGGCATCCAGCCGTCTGTTTACCTCTTCTGCAATAGCAGAATGGCGTTCATATAAATAATCGCCGGGACAGGACTTGTAAGCGAACCAACGGTGCACCGTCATATTCTGCCTGTCCGTTTCACCGACAAGAGATTTGTCTCCAAGCCATCTGAGTCGCTTGATACCGGGGTTTCGCTTGCAGATATCCACAAGCAACCGGATAAGTCCTTCGTATGCGGCATCGGTGACAGCATAAGGATGTGTGGTGTCGCTGGCAACTTCAATGGTGATGGCTCTATGGTCGTTGTCAGAGCCTGAGATTCCGTTCACTCTGATGGGGTTACCATTCTTGTCTTTGCCGCCCGAACACCATGCGCGGTCTTTTTCCTCGACATACATACCAATCCTGCCATCCTTGCCAACACCGTAGTTGGACGAAGCGCCTCTGGATGATTTGGCAAACAAAGCGCCGAGTGATTCTACGGTACACTGTCCTACAACACAGTGAATCGTAACTGTGTCAATCTCACCGCGTCTTGGGCTTGTCTTGTTCGGTGAAATCAACGTGTAATCAACGAGTGGGCTGTTGCTCATAGCCACATCCCCTCCTTTCTCTGTACTTGCGTACTTATCAAAGTAAACCTGTCCGTAACTTGCACGCTTCTCTTGGACAGAAATTCCCTGATTGGCGGGGCGCTCAAATTTGAACAGTATCTCATTCGATGCCTCTAAAACAGAAGTGGCGTTCCTGAGCAAATCAAGAACGCCGCGATATCCGTCATTCAGTTCTTTCCATAAGAAATCGAGCTGCATATCCAAGTCACCGATTGACTTGCCTGCCGCCTGTGCAAAGTTCAGCAGATTCTGCTTTCGGCTCCAGTATGTCCACTGGGCAAGACCGTAGCCTGCGGAATCCTTGACAAAGTTTGTGTACGTACCATTGTCAACAGATTCTGTATATGTAGCGTCGGTGTAACCGAGCTTCTTTTCAAAAGTCTGCTGCAGGTTTTTGGGATTTAACGCAGATTCAGCATAGAGGTTGCCCATAAGACCCGCTACGCCGAAATCATTTAATCCCTTGGATTTCAGATAGTTCCATATGCGCTGTTCGTTTGAAGCCATATGAACCCACCTCCTTTGCTTATAAAACTACACTTTGGTTACGCCTCAGATTCTTCAGAACCCTCGGTGTAAACTTCCCAGCCTGCGGGATAAGCAACAGGACTCCATACGTTATTGTCGATGGTAGAAATGTAAAGCACTCCTTCGTAGCTTACAATGTCACCGGTCATATATGCATCAGATGTACCGACAGGCTGAGACCATTCAGGATAGCCCTCCTCGGTAATGCCAACTGCTTTGAACAGACCGGTTGCTGAATCCGGAGTCCAGTCCTCCTGCGAAGTGTGCGCCTGCAGACAAACATAGAGCTGCGGGTCGCCAACCTCGTTCACGCCGTAAATGCAGTATTCACCGACTTCATAGGCGTATCCTTTGGGGTTCCACGGGTCAAAAATGGTAGCAATCATAAGTACCTTCTCTTCGTCCAAGGTACGGGCGAAGAGCTGCAGTGTATAACGGAACTGCTCCGCTCTCTGTGCCATCGTCATTATTCAGCCACCCCCAGTAAAATATTGATTGTATTTGCGATGCCATACATTTCTGCGCCGCCGTCGATAGCGGACACGATAACAGTATCGGCACCTTCGATGTCTTCGTGACCTACCAGATTATAAGGCGTACTCTGGAAAGCCACACCGATTGCATTTTCTTTGTCGGTAGGTGCGAAGCAACCATTCGCACTGATTTTGATATAATTCACGGAGTCGGTGATACCAAGCTCCGTACCGTCGATTTTGATAATACGATACATTATGCATCCTCCTTTGCGCCAACTAAAGTTGCAATATGGCGAAGTGTAACAATGTCTGCGTTGAAAAAGTCATGGTTCCACAGCCAATAATCTTCGTAAGTGTCACGCTTATATTTCTGACACACGGGGTCATCCCACACCTTGTCCCATCGAGTCTGATAATCATCATCTCGCTTGGCAAGCGTTTTCTGAATTGCCTGTGTCAGCTTGCCGCGCATCATTCCCATGCCGTCATCGTTGACAGCAAAAAACTGGTGAGCATTGTTGCTTGTTGCGTAGCAGATGGTCTTGTCCTTATATGTGATAAAGACACCGTCACACTCACATTCGGTCATTGCGGGAAGATTGACATCGCCGCAGATTGCCTTGCTCTTAAATCTTTTATGAACAATATATTTCATTACCTTTGATTCCTCTTTCTCTGAAGTTTTCAATTCTCTCCGGCGAGAAACCGAAGATTGCATAGAATAGCCTACGCAAGCGGAGAATACGACCGTGGTCGTTGTAACATCCAAAATAGGCAAGGATGCCGTTTACCGATGTCCACAGGTCTTCGTATGACATTTCTCCATTCTGTATCTTTTGATGGAATGCCTTGAGCTTTCTGCGTGCTCTCTTGACACCGTCCCTGTTGCCGTTGACGATGACCTTACCCGTCTCTGTCAGAGTGTATTTCGCTTTGCAATACTTGAATGGCTTGACAAGCGGAATGATTCTGGTCTTTGACATACTGATGGTGAGCCGTAAGCTCTCGGCTTTAGCCACTACAAGCTTCAAAATTTCCTTCGGATTTCTGTCGGGCGGCACGATGATATAGTAATCGTCCATGTAGTGACCAGCACACTTGAGAGATAACTGACATTTGATATAGTTGTCCAGTGCTGACGGAAACGCAATCATTTCAGCCTGACTGGGTTCAACACCAAGCGGTAATCCCAAACCACCGGGTACGGTGTTTACAATATCGTCTGCTATCTGTCGGATGCCGTCATCCAAAAGAAACTTTCTGTGTCGCTCAAATACTTTTTCGTGTGAGACCGTTGGGAAGAATTGTTTGAAGTCAACCAGAATGACGCTGCCTTCACGCCCATATCGACGGAAATGGTAACGTAAGTCCTCACGAAGTTCACGCTTTGAAAACTCAAAGCCTTTGCCCGGTAGACTTGCGCCATTGTTCCATATCATGCTCGGACGATACAGCGGTAGGAGAACCTTTCTCGTAAATGTTTTGTGTATCTGACGGTCTTGGATTCTCGGTGCGTCAATCGGTCTGGTCTTACCACGCTCGGATAACAGAAAATGTACATATCCTGCGGGTTTCCATTGTTGTTCCAATAACAAGCGTCTGCGTCTGGCTGTGCCTGAGAACAGATGCTGTTCGAACCGCTGTGTACTGTTCTTCCAACGTACACCGTTGCAGCATTGCTTGCCTGCGGAATACAGGTTATGGTATGTAAATACCTCAGCGAGACCGCCGACCTCAATACTGCGCTGAACTCTTCTCACTTCACGTTTTGCTTTGCGTCGCTCGTAGCGACCTTTCCTTCTACTCATAAAAAATTATTCGCCCTCCGTACAAGTGTTTTGTAGGGTATCTTATAACTTGCTTGATTCATGCACATGAAACGGGTTAAGATACATCACCCGCCATGCACGCACGGGATGTCCGGCGGCGTTCGTGCCTGAATATCAGAGGGCAGTTTCGGACTTTCGTCACAGGAAGCATTTCTCCTTTCGTAAAGGTCTTACTTCACCCTGCTTCGGGTTTACTATGATTGACCTCAACCATTTCTGGTTTACGAAATCCGGGGCGAGCCCATTGGAATTCCTTGCGTTGTTATTGTTCGCATTGCCGTCCGTGTTCACATTGCAGAAATTGTTGCTGTTGTTGTAATTAGGGGAACGCTCCCACCAATTAGCGGTGGAACACTGAGGACTAAAAAACGCCCAGCGACAAGGTTTACAGAAGTGCACCTAATGAGATTAAAAGTCTTTACCTGCCTTTGTCACTCTTGAGCACGTTGGTCAGCAGGGCATTCTCTTGGTCGATTAACTCACCAAGCTCCTGCGCCATATGCTCCAATTTCTTCTT